GCTTTAAAGAAGGCGCACACCATAGAAAACTGGCAAAAATATTTGAAGATGTAGTTGCAGGACGTAAAAAACGAGTCATTATTAATATCGCCCCACGTATGGGCAAGTCTGAGTTCTCAAGCTACCTGTTTCCGGCTTGGTTTTTAGGTCAGTTTCCCGATAAAAAGATCATTATGGGGACGCACACTGCGTCTTTATCAGAAGATTTTGGTAGACGCGTTAAAAATTTGGTGGACGCTGATGAATATCAGGAGATTTTTCCAAAAACAGCCCTCGCAGAAGACCAAAAAGCTGCCGGAAAATGGTCTACCGGAGCTGGAGGTCAATATTATGCTGTTGGCGTTGGCGGCGCTCTGGCTGGGCGTGGTGCTGATCTGTTTGTTATTGACGATCCTCATTCTGAACAGGACATAAAGGCTAATTCACGCCTGACATTTGATCAGGCATGGTCATGGTTTCAGACAGGCCCACTACAACGCTTAATGCCGGGGGGCGCTATTATCGTTATTATGACTCGATGGAGTCTTGTTGATTTAACAGGGCGTTTAATTGATTATCAGATTAAAAACCCAGAGTCAGATCCGTGGGAGATTGTAGAACTCCCAGCTATATTGAATGAAAATGAAGAAAACGAAAAGAGTCTGTGGCCTGAGCAATGGCCGATAGACCAGTTAAAAGCAAAACGTGCGGGCATGGACCCTCGATATTGGCAGGCCCAATATATGCAGCAGCCCACAAGCGATGCGGCTGCGGTTATTCAACGTAATATGTGGAAAGTGTGGGAGCACGAAAGCCCTCCACGCTGTGAATATATTATTCAGTCGTGGGATACGGCGCATGAAACAAAAACTTCTTCGGACTATACCGCCTGTACGACGTGGGGTATTTGGTATAACGACGAAGATGGTGGTGCACCCAATATTATTTTAATTGATGCTTTTAAATCTCGAATGAATTTTCCGCAGCTCAAAGAACGAGCGTTGGAGATGTATAAAGAGTATGAACCTGATGCCGTTGTGATTGAAAAGAAAGCGGCAGGTGCTCCGCTTATACAAGAAATGCGGCGTGTAGGGGTGCCAATACAGGAGTTCAGCCCATCACGGGGTAACGACAAACATGTGCGCGTTAATTCTGTCGCAGATATATTTGCCAGTGGTAAAGTCTGGGCTCCTGATACGCGCTGGGCCAGAGAAGTCATTGAAGAAGTTGCAGCTTTCCCGGTTGGGGAGCATGATGACTACGTGGATACGATGACACAGGCGCTGTTGCGGTTCAGGCAGGGTGGGTTTATTTCATTGCCAAACGATGAGCCTGACGATGTTCGCTACTTTAGAGGCTTCCGTGGGCAGAAACGCGGCTATTACTTAGGTTAGGACAGATCATGGCTATTGATAAGAGTTTATATAGCGCCCCGGAAGGGCTTGAATCTTTGGCACTTGAAGAAGCGCCTATTCAGATTGAGATTGAAGACCCTGAGTCCGTAACGATTGGTATGGGCGGGGTGGAGATTGAGATCGAGCCGGGGGGTGACGACGAGGAAGAAGCGTTTGATTCCAATCTAGCCGAGTTCATGGAAGAAAGCGATTTGCAGAGAATCGCCAGCGACGTGTTGGAGTTAATTGAGGCAGATATTAACTCACGCAAAGATTGGGTTGATACTTATGTAAAAGGGCTGGATGTCCTTGGGCTACGTTATGACGAGGTGACTGAGCCTTGGGATGGTGCCTGCGGTGTGTTCTCTACGCTGCTGACTGAAGCAGCGATTCGTTTCCAGAGCGAGTCTATTATGGAGACGTTTCCGGCAGGTGGGCCTGTAAAAACACAGATTATTGGGCAGTTTACCCCTGAAATTGAAGAAGCAGGTAAACGAGTAAAAGCTGATATGAATTATCAGTTAACCGATAAAATGCCGGAATATAGGTCAGAACACGAACGCGCATTATGGGGCGTTGCATTAGCAGGCTCGTCATTTAAAAAAGTTTATTATGATCCGTCGTTAGAACGACAGGTTTCATTTTATATTCCTGCGGAAGATGTCATTCTTCCATATGGCGTAACTAATATACGCCGTACAGATCGTCTTACGCATATGATGCGTAAAACTAAAAACGATATTAAACGGTTGCAGCACAGTGGATTTTATCGAGATATTGATCTTGGTGATCCGTTTGCAAATCAAACTGATATTGAAAAAGCTAAAGCGCAAAAAGAAGGCGTTGAGCAAACTAAAGACGAGCGTTATCAAATATGTGAAGTACATATTGAATATGATTTACCGGGGTATGAAGAAGATTTACCATTACCTTACGTCATTACGATTGATAAAGGCACTAGTAAAGTTTTAGCCATACGGCGTAACTATAAAGAAGATGACCCCCAGAAACGTGCGCGTCAGCACTTCGTACACTATATGTACATCCCCGGCTTTGGGGCTTATGGCTTCGGGTTGATTCATGTTATTGGTGGCTACGCCACGGCAGGCACTATGCTGATTCGTCAGTTGGTGGATGCAGGATCGCTATCTAATCTTCCCGGTGGTCTGAAGTCTCGTGGACTCAGAATTAAAGGCGATGACACGCCCATCGCTCCGGGTGAATGGCGAGATGTGGATGTGCCGGGGGGTGCGATCAGAGATAACATCCTGCCACTGCCTTATAAAGAACCCAGTGCTACGCTGCTAGCACTACTGAATCAAATCACCGAAGAAGCGCGACGGCTCAGTGGTATGGCTGATATGAAGATCAGCGATATGTCGAGTCAGGCTCCGGTGGGTACGACGCTGGCTCTGCTTGAGCGGCAGTTAAAAACAATGGGTGCTGTGCAGGCTCGCATCCATGCAGCGATGAAAGAAGAGTTCAAGCTGCTCAAAGAAATTATTAGGGAGTACACCTCCCCTGATTACAGCTACGTGCCGCAAGATGGCACACCGCAGGTTAAGGCTGAGGACTACGACATTGTCGAAGTAATTCCTGTGTCAGACCCTAATGCTTCGACGATGGCTCAGCGGGTTGTGCAGTATCAGGCTGCGTTGCAGTTGGCTCAAGGTGCGCCTCAGTTATATGACATGCCCCGCCTTCACAGGCAGATGTTGGATGTACTGGGTATTCCTAATGCCGATAAATTAGTACCCCTGCCGGATGATCAGAAACCCAAAGACCCCATAACCGAGAACATGAATGTACTCAAGGGCACCCCGCTAAAAGCGTTTATTTATCAGGATCATCAGGCGCACATCACAGCACATATGACCTTCTTGCAAGACCCAAGCATCATGCAGACCATAGGTCAAAACCCAATGGCGCAAACTATGCAGGCTGCAATGATGGCTCACGTTGCCGAGCATTTAGGGTTTAGATACCGCCAAGAGATTGAACAGCGTGTTGGTGCACCGTTGCCCGGACCAGAGCAAGAGGTGTCTGAAGCTGAAGAGTTGGCGATGGCTAAATATGTTGCCGAGGCTGCGCAGCAGGTCTTGCAGATTCATCAAGCTGAGGCTGCGCAACAGCAAGCACAACAGATGTCAGCAGATCCGCTGGTTCAGATGCAGCAGCAGGAGTTGCAGATCAAGGGTATGGAGCAGCAGCGCAAGGCGCAGAAAGATTCTATTGATGCACAGATTGCTGAAAAGCGGTTGAACGTTGAGCAGCAGCGTATTGCTGTGGAAGCACAGAAAGAAGGCATACGGCTTCAGAACCAGAATCAACAGAACGAACGCAAGCTACAGCTTGATCTTATTAAATCACGCATGAAAGGCGGCAGTTAATGACCCATGAGAGGCAGATGCTAGATCACTTATTTAACAGACTCAAAGAACGAGAGCGGGAAGTAAGCGATGCAATGGCTGAAGGATCGGCTAAAGACTTTGCTGAATATCGAAATTTGTGCGGCGTAATCCAAGGTCTACGCCGTGCAAGGTTAGAAGTACAAGACCTTGTGCAACGTTATGAGGAATTTGAAAATGACTGATACAGCTCAAGCTGTGATTGAAGATATTCAAGAAAAAGCCAAGCAACTGCCGATTGTTAAGGGGTACAAGATTCTTTGTACTCTGCCTAACATTGAAAATAAGTTTGATAGCGGGCTTATTAAAGCAGACGCAACGGTTAAATATGAAGAGTTACTGAGTAACGTGCTCTTTGTCGTAGCACTGGGTGATATGGCATACGCAGATCAGAGCAGGTTCCCAACAGGACCGTGGTGTAAAGCAGGTGATTTTATTATTACTCGCGCCAACACCGGCACTCGCATCAAGATTCACGACCGCGAGTTTCGGATTATTAACGATGATTCCGTTGAAGCTGTGGTGGAAGATCCCCGTGGCATTCAACGTGCGTGAGGTGACATATGGAAAAAACTGAATTTAAGTTTCCCGATGAACAGGAAACTAAGCAAGAAGCTAAAAATAAAAACGATGACTTTGAAATTGAGATTGAAGTTGTTGACGACACGCCTGAGCCTGATAAAGGACGCAAGCCACTTGATGAGCCTGTCAATGAAGTAACTGATGACGAGCTTTCTAAATACGACGAGGGTGTACAGAAACGTATTAAGAAACTGTCGCATGGTTACCACGACGAGCGTCGAGCTAAAGAAGCAGCGTTGCGAGAGCGTGAAGAGGCGCTGAAGTTTGCGCAGCAGATTATTGAAGAGAATAAACATCTCAAGAAAAATCTGGGCGATCACACGACACTTCTTGTAGGTACAGCAAAGCAAAACGCTGAAATGGCGTTGGATCAGGCACGTAAAAAATACAAGGAAGCATACGAGTCATTTGATCCTGATCAGATTGTTGCAGCGCAAGAAGAATTAACGCAAGCAAAATTGCGGTTGGATAAAGTTCTTAACTTCACACCAGCCCCTTTACAGGAACGAGAAATTCCTGTAAACATGCAACCACAATCCGCTCCAGATAATGCGCCGGATTCCAAAGCACTTGCATGGCGAAAGCAAAATCAGTGGTTTGGACCTAACCGGCCCATGACTGCCTTCACTCTGGGGCTGCATGAGCAGTTAGTCGAAGAAGGCATTGATCCTACCTCAGAGCAGTATTACGAGGTAATCAATACGACACTACGTAGTAAGTTCCCTGAACATTTTCCTGATGAGCGCGGAAGATCAGAGGAAAAACAGAAACGGACGAGCAGTAATGTTGTAGCCCCGGCAAGTCGCAGCGTTGCGCCAAAGAAAATCACGCTGACACAGACTCAAGTGGCACTTGCTAAGAAGTTTAAGATTCCTTTGGAACTTTATGCCCGGAAAGTGGCGGAAGGTATGACACAAAATGGCTGATAATCGAAACAACCGTGATCTAAGTACCCGCGATAAAGTAGAGCGTCCTCGTAGCTGGGCACCACCCACGTTACTGCCTGACCCTGCACCTGAACCGGGATATAAATACCGTTGGATTCGTGTAAGCACGATGGGTCAAGCTGATCCACGTAACGTGTCATCCAAATTACGCGAAGGCTGGGAACCTGTTAAAGCTAACGAGCATCCTGAGATTTCTATGTATCTTGATAACGACATCGAGCGTTATAAGGACAACATAGTCGTAGGCGGCTTGATGCTTTGCAAAACGCCGACAGAAATGGTCGAGCAGAGGAATGCGTTTTATCAACAGCAGGCCGAAGCTCAGATGCGTTCTGTTGACAACAATTTCATGCGCGAGAATGATCCACGGATGCCTCTGTTTTCAGAGCGTAAGTCGTCGGTGACGTTCGGACGCGGTAATCAACAATCGTAGGAGTTAATCCAAAATGGCTTACCCGACTATCGACAAGCCTTATGGCTTGAAACCAATCAATCTGATTGGCGGTCAGGTGTTCGCCGGGGCAACTCGTCAGCGTCGTATCGCATCCGGTGCTTCTAGCATTGGTTTCGGTGACCCTGTCAAGTTTGTTAACGACGGCACCATCGCAGTAACCACGGAAACAACGACTGGCCCCGCCACTGGCTTTGCTGGTGTGTTCTTGGGATGTCAGTTTGTTTCTTCTGTTACAGGTCAACCGACTTGGTCACAATCGTGGACTAGCGGCACTTCGGTAAAGGCAAACACCTTTATCTACGCTTATGTTTGCGAAGATCCTGATCAGTTGTTCCAAGTTGCCGTAGTGACAGGTACAACGGTTGTTTCAACGACCACGGGCCTGACCTACACCAACATCAACAACAACGTAGCTTTGGTGGCTAACACCCTCAATACTACGACTGGCGATTCGCAGCAGGGCATCCTGTTGAGTTCCGCTGCTGTAACGGCAACGCTGCCTTTGCGAATTGTTGACTTGGTGCCGGATACGGCGTTTACCTATAGTGGCACTGTTTACTATCCTGAAGCTATTGTTAAGTTCAATGCACCGAACGTAACAGGATCTGTCGTGGATGGTGGTCATGCCTACTACAACCCAACCGGACTGTAATAGGGGAAATTAAATGGCTATTTCACGCGCACAACTACTGAAAGAGCTTCTCCCCGGCTTGAACGCATTGTTCGGTCTGGAGTATGCTCGTTATGGGCAGGAACACAAAGAGATTTACGAAACTGAATCTTCTGAGCGTTCCTTTGAAGAGGAAACCAAGCTGTCAGGCTTTAGTGCTGCCCCGGTTAAAAACGAAGGTAGCGCAATTGCTTATGACAACGCGCAGGAAGCTTGGACTGCTCGCTATACGCACGAAACCATTGCACTTGGTTTCTCGATCACTGAAGAAGCGATTGAGGATAATCTGTACGACAGCTTGTCTGCTCGTTACACCAAGTCACTTGCTCGTGCGATGGCTTACACCAAAGAGGTGAAGGCAGCAGCAGTTCTGAACAACGGTTGGGCTTCTACCGTAACTTACGGTGACGGTCAGACTTTGTTCTCCACAGCACATCCGCTGGTTTCTGGTGGCACTAACAGCAACACGACCGCTACGGGCGTGGATCTTAACGAAACCTCGTTGGAAAATGCAGTGATTCAGATCGCTGCGTGGACTGATGAACGTGGGCTTTTGATCGCTGCTAAACCACGCAAGCTTATCGTTCCTCCTGCTTTGATGTTCGTGGCAACTCGCCTGTTGGAAACCGAACTTCGTGTCGGTACTAACGACAACGACATCAACGCCCTGAAGAACAACGGCTCGATCCCCGAGGGTTATACGGTTAACCACTTCTTGACCGATACCAACGCTTGGTTCCTGACGACCGATGTTCCTAACGGCCTGAAGCATTTTGTACGCACACCGTTACAAAATTCAATGGATGGAGACTTCGACACCGGAAACGTTCGCTACAAAGCTCGTGAGCGTTATAGCTTTGGTGTGTCTGATCCTCTCGGAATCTACGGATCTCAGGGAGCCTAATCAGGCTGCGAAAAGGGGGTTGCAAAACCCCCTTTTTTATTTATACTGTAGGTATCTGGGAAACCAGCTTGCTAAACTGTCCCAGCAGACGATGCACCGATTAGCAAGCGACTTGTGCATAAGGAATTATCATGGCAGTTTCAACGACCCAATCGATTTGGCGATCTGGCGGCGGCGATCAAACTCGCACCGCATACTGTGGCACCGGACTTATGGTTGCCCAGTTTTATTTTGACCCTACTGCTGCTGATACGACAGCGGTTCAAATTTCTTCTTCTAATACAGCTCCGGTAATTCTTCCTGCTGGCGCAGTTGTTGTTCAAGTTAACATCAACGCTGCGGGTACAGGTGGAACGACACCTACTTTTGATATGGGCTGGATTGGTTATTCTGACACTTCTGCTTCTGATGCTAACGGCTTAATCGCTGCGGGTGATGCTGACGCAGGTAAACAAGTATTTGACTGGTCTACGGCTACGGCAGGTGATGACATGGGGGCGATTATGTCTGCTACTCAGATGGTCAAAATCACTGCTGGTGCTACGACAGGCGACGCTCCTACGGGCGGTACGGCTTCTGGACAAATCCTGTACTACGTCACTGATCCATACCTCGGTCAGCAAAACGTCTAATGACGGAGGCCAATTATGGCTATGCAAACAGACGTTAAAGCTATATCGTTAGCAGCCTCTGGAGATATTAGTGCGTACCCAACCCGTGTTCGCGGGTTGGTTGTTGAGCCAGGGGGCTCTGCCGGAAGTGTAATTATCAAAGATGGTGGGTCAGGCGGTACGACGGTGTTTACCATCAACACAATCGCTGGCGGAGAAACCTTCAACGTAGTTATTCCTGCCGAAGGTGTGCGCTGCATTACTAGTGCGTATGCAACCCTGTCAAATGCAAAAGTGACGGTGTTCTATGGCTAAATCTCCGGCGTGGCAGCGCAAGGAAGGCAAGAACCCAAAAGGTGGTTTGAACGCCAAAGGGCGAGCTTCGTACAACGCAGCTAATCCGGGGAAACCCGGACTCAAACCCCCACAGCCGGAAGGTGGTTCACGCAGGGATTCATTCTGTGCCCGGATGTCAGGCATGAAGAAGAAACTTACGAGCGCTAAAACAGCCAACGACCCTAACAGCCGCATCAACAAATCGCTAAGGGCTTGGAAGTGTTAAATGGAAACGAGTACGCTGGTTTGGAATCTCATCACGTCGTTTTTCGTGGCTTTAGTTATGTTTATGCTCAAGCACGCGTCTGACGAACAGAAACGTATTCAGATCCTACTGAACAAGACACGGGAGGAAATAGCTCGTGATCACATCACTCGCGCAGAAGTTCGTGCAGACCTTGAAAAGATTATGGAGCGGTTTGATTCAGGTTTTGAAAGGCTTGAAGCAAAGATTGATGCGCTTGCTAAAAAAGGATAAACAAGATGAAAAAGAAACGTATTAAGTTCTCTGAGGGTGGCGATATACCTGATATTCCTCGTGAGCCCTTGAGAGATAGCAGCGGTAGAAGAGTTCGTTCTGGTATGGATACGTTTACAAAACGTTTTGCGTACAACAGATCAATTGATACCCCTGATGAAGATGACGGCGATGTGGTGATGTCTGGCAGCACTGAAATGCGGCAAGGCCGACAGTTTCCAAAAATGTTTGACGCTTATGAGGAGTACGTTAAGTCTCCGGCATACAAAGAAGATAGAGAGCTTGGTAAACGTATGCGGGCGGAACGCGACGCTGCTGAAGAAGAAAGAAAGAAACCAACTGAAGTAAAACCTGTAAGAGAACCGGATTTACCAAAGCGGTTAGAAACTGAAGACACTGACGAAGCTGATCGTCGGCGTGAAGAAATAGGCAAGCTGCCGCAAAAAGCTAAACCAAAACCTGCAAAAAAGAAAGAAGAAGCCTCAAAACCACCTGCTGGTGCGTTTAGAGGGATTCGTTCTGAAGGCGGTAACTACAAGCCTTCCGCTGTGCCTGATGAAAGTAAAGCGCCTTCAGCCGGTGGGTTTACTAAAAAGTCTCCCAAGCGCGAAAGCATGTTTTCTTCTGGTAATACAAAATTAAGAGATATTACCGAAGGAAAAATGACAAGATTCGCAAAAGGTGGTTCTGTAGGCTCAGCTTCTAAACGTGCTGACGGTATTGCAATGCGAGGTAAAACTCGCGGAAAAATTTGTTAACTAAGGGGTTATGCAATGAAAAAGATGAGCATGGGTGGTGGCGTAATGCCTTCCAAAATGGGCGCTGTTAAGACTGCTGCTCCTAGCCGTGATGGTGTTGCAAGTAAAGGCAAGACCAAAGGTACGCAAATCAAAATGGCTGGCAATAAAGGTATGAAAGCTGGCGGCTATTGTTACGGTGGAAAAACCAAAAAATGATGGCATCTCGCGGGATGGGGGCGATTTCGCCCTCTAAAATGCCCACTGCCAAGCGTAAAGCGAGGCGGGACAATACCGACTTTGAGCAGTACGCTGAAGGTGGCAAAGTGAATGCTGCTGGCAATTACACCAAGCCGGGACTTCGTAAGAAGATCGTTGCTCAGGTTAAAGCCGCAGCTACTCATGGCACAGGTGCAGGGCAGTGGTCCGCGAGAAAAGCACAGCTTGTAGCTAAGAAGTACAAAGAAGCTGGTGGAGGTTACCGTGACTGAGAAGTGGATTCAAAAAGCAATCAAGAAGCCCGGAGCCTTACGCGCACAGCTTGGTGTAAAAGGCGACAAACCGATTCCCGCAGGTAAGCTGGCTAAAGCTGCAAAAGCTCCCGGTAAATTAGGGCAGCGAGCAAGGCTGGCACAGACGTTGAAGAAGATGAAGTGAAAGCCCCGCAGCAAAGCTTAAAAGATTGGGGGGACCAGAAGTGGCGGACAAAAAGTGGTAAACCGTCTAGCAAAACTGGCGAACGATACCTCCCGGAGGCGGCAATTAAGTCTCTTACACCTTCAGAGTACGCTGCAACGACAAAGGCAAAACGAGCTGGAAAAAGCGCAGGTAAGCAGTTTGTTAAACAACCGGCAAAAATTGCCGCAAAGACTGCGAGATTTAGATGACCACTAGCGGTTCAACCGATTTTAATCTTGAGTTTGTAGACATAGCCGAGGAAGCCTTTGAACGGGCTGGTCGGGAGATGCGCTCTGGTTACGACCTGCGTACTGCACGTCGTTCGATGAACCTACTGACGATTGAGTGGGCAAATCGTGGCATCAATATGTGGACGATTGAGCAGGGCACGAAGAATTTGGTACAGGGCACTGCGACGTACGATTTACCGGACGACACCATTGACTTGCTTGAGCACGTTATAAGAACGGGAGCTGGTAATGTTTCTACGCAAGCTGACCTTACACTTACCCGGATTAGTGTCTCCACCTACGCCACAATCCCAAACAAACTTTCTCAAGCAAGACCGATACAAATTTACATCAGCCGCAACTCTGGAGCCACGTACCCCGCAACCAGCAGCTATTCTCCGGGTGCAAACGCCCACCCCCAATTCACAGTTTGGCCCGTACCTGACCAAGGTACCGAAGCCTCGCCGTACTATCAAGTAGTCTACTGGCGGATGCGTCGTATTCAGAATGCTGGTGACGGGATTCAAACCCCTGATATGCCGTTTAGATTCCTGCCTTGCATCACAGCAGGGTTGGCGTATTACATCGCGCAGAAGATTCCTGAAGGTACAGACCGCATTCAAATGCTAAAAGCTTCTTATGAAGAACAGTGGAATTTTGCTGCTGGTGAAGACCGTGAAAAAGCAGCAGTTCGTTTTGTGCCTCGTAGGATGTATTTAGGCAATACTGGGAGCTTCTAATGCCCAATCAGTTTGCCTCTGGTAAATACGCTATCGCGCAGTGCGATAGGTGTAACTTCAGATACAAACTGAAGCAGCTCAAGTCATTGGTTATTAAGACCAAGAACGTCAATATTCTTGTCTGTCCTGAGTGCTGGGAACCTGATCAACCGCAGCTACAGCTTGGCATGTATCCGGTTTATGACCCGCAAGCTGTTCGCAATCCGCGAGTTGATTCTAATTCTTATAGGCAAGCTGGATTTAATGGCTTGCAAGTTGAACCTGTGAATGATGACGCTAGCATTGATGAGCTAGGTACGATTACAATGGGCAGTCGAATTATTCAGTGGGGTTTTAACCCTGTAGGTGGTTCAAGATCTTTTGATGCTGCGCTTACCCCAAACGATTTAGTAGCGCAGGGTTTGGTTAATTCTGTCACCGTATCGTAGGAGTCCATAATGGATAAGAAAGATTTAGCGCAAGACAAAAAGATGATTGCTGGTGCAGTGCACAAGCATGAGAAAGCCAAGCACAAAGGTCAGCCACTGACTAAGCTCAAGAAGGGTGGCCCTACAGGTATGGATATGCGTAAAATGGGGCGTAACCTTGCTCGTGCTGCAAATCAAAGGGGGCGGTAATGGCTAGCTACAGCATGAAAAAAGGCGGTAAAGAAATCGGCCCTGCATCAGTTTACGCTGAACCGCACACGATGAAGGGTAAGAAGATGGGCATTTCTAGTGAGCCCGGATCTGGCCCTGACCACAGCGACTCAAATACGCTTGCTATGAGTGTCGGCGCATACAGTAATCAACTAAGTAAACCCGTTAAAACCTCTGGCATTAAGATGCGTGGGGCTGGAGCAGCTACTAAGGGCACTATGTGCCGGGGGCCGATGGCGTGAATTATACGGAGTTAAAAAAGGCGATCCGAGGGTATGTCGAGAACGACTTCCCGACGATTACTTTTTCTGATTCGGTTACGACATTTACGTCGGACGAACAGCTTGCTGTTTTTGTTCAACAGGCTGAGCAGCGTATTTATAATTCCATGCAGTTTCCGTCCATTCGCAAGAATGTAACGGGTGTGACAGCGACAAATAATAGATACCTTGAATGCCCCAGTGATTTTTTATCGCCATACAGTATGGCAGTTATTGATGACGACGGGCGGTATTATTATTTACTTAATAAAGACGTTAACTTTATTCGTGAAGCTTACCCTGTACCAACTGGTTCAGGTAATACAGGACGCCCCCGCCATTACGCTATTTTTGGACCAACAGTAACGGGTGGGGTGATTAGCAACGAATTAAGTTTTATTCTTGGTCCAACGCCTGATGCAATTTATAACGTCGAGCTTCATTATTATTACTACCCAGAATCAATTGTGACTGCTGGCACTTCTTGGCTCGGTGACAATTTTGATTCAGTTTTATTTTATGGAGCACTGCAAGAAGGGTATACGTTTATTAAAGCTGAGCCTGACATGCTTGGCAGAATAGACACGCAATATAAAGAAGCTCTTGCACTTGCAAAGCGTTTGGCAGATGGTCTGGAGCGTCAGGACGCTTATCGTTCTGGTCAAGTACGGTATCCGGTGAAGTAGTATGGCAATCTACCAAACAATGTGCACAAGCTTTAAAGCTGAGGTTGCTCAAGCTTTGCACAATTTTACAAGGACAACGGGAGATGTATTTAAACTCGCCTTGTACGTCGCAACTGCCGATCTCAGTGCTAGCACCACTGTATACACAACCTCTGGGGAAGTATCGTCGAGTGGAACCAATTACACCGCCGGTGGAATTGCACTTACAAACATTACCCCTCTTTCTTCAGGCACTACAGGATATTGGTCGTTTGATGACGCAACGTTTACCAACGTAACGCTTTCATGTGCAGGGGCGCTGATTTACAATTCAACAAACGGCAATCGTGCGGTTTGTGTTTTAAGTTTTGGTAACACAATTACTAAAACAGCTTCAAATTTGGTTATTACTTTTCCGCCAATGGGCGCAACTGATTCTGTCTTGAGGATCGCATGATGGAACTTAAAGCGAAAGCAATCGATACCGCTGCCAGCGGGTTAATTACCAGTCCTCATTCGGGGGAGTTAGCCAAAGCAACGGGCCAATACTTGGTGGAATGTTTTGACAAAGACGGTAAGCTCAAGTGGACCGCTGAGTCCAAGAACCTTGTAGTTAACGTCGGGCTTCAGTATATGGCTGGCGTAGCGTTAACCAGTACGGCACAGATTACGACTTGGTATGTGGGTTTGTACGGTGCCGGGGCAAGTAATACGCCAGCCGCTACAGATACGATGTCATCTCACGCCGGGTGGACTGAAGTCACTGATTACAGTGAATCAACGCGGGTAGCGGCAACTTTTGCCGCTGCGACAAACGCTAACCCGTCGGTGGTCACCAATTCCGCAAGTAAAGCGCAGTTCACCATGAACGCTACAACAACCGTTGGCGGGGCTTTCTTAACCAGCGGAAGTGCAAAAGGCGGTACGACAGGCACGTTGTTTTCGGCGGCAGATTTCCAATCTCCCGGTGATCGTTCAGTAGTTTCCGGGGATATTCTGCTTGTGACCTACACCTTCAGCTTGTCAGCATGATATGGCTTTCGTCCTTGCTGATCGGGTTCAAGAAACCACGACAACCACTGGCACGGGGACAATAACCCTTGCCGGTGCGTCAACCGGCTTTCAATCCTTTGCTGCGGTAGGCAACGGGAACAGTACCTATTACACCATAGCTGCCCAATCAGGTTCTGACTGGGAAGTTGGGATCGGAACTTACACATCCAGCGGCACGACGTTATCAAGAAGCACGGTGCTGTCTTCTAGTAATTCCGGCAACTTAGTCAACTTTGGTGCTGGGACAAAAAGTGTTTTTGTAACTCTCCCTGCTGAAGCAGCATTAGCCAATTCACCAAACCTAGATGGCGGCGTCCCTTCAACTAACTATGGTGGCGCACAGGCTATCGACGGAGGAGCACCCTAATGGCCGTTCAAATTCAAACCCGTAATGGCACTGCTGCTCAGTGGACTTCTGCTAACCCTACTTTGATGGCAGGGGAAATCGGCGCTGAAACGGACACAGGGCGGTTTAAGGTTGGTAATGGCTCCACGGCTTGGAATAGTCTTGGTTACGCTGCAAGTATGAAATGGCTTGGTGCGTATAGCGCGGGGACTGCTTATGTAGTGAACGACGTTGTTTCTTACAACAATTCATCTTACATCTGCATACTTAACTCTACCGGCAATTTACCAACCAATGCAACTTACTGGAGCCTTATGGCTTTAGCTGGTGCTGGCGATGTGGTTGGCCCTGCTAGCTCTACGGACTCGGTTCTCGCGGTCTACGATGGCACGACGGGCAAGTTGCTAAAAAATAGCACGATGGCAATAAGCAACGTAGGCTATATCGGTTCTCCTCAAGTTTCTGGCGGAGCTTCTGCGTATACTTTGGTGCTTGGTGATGCTGGTGATCATGTTTACTTCACTGGTGGCTCTACAGCAACGCTTACAGTACCAACCAACGCTTCTGTAGCATTTCCTACAGGAACTACAATCCTAGTACTTAACAACAACAGCGGTAACTTAACGATCTCTGGTGCTGGTGTAACGTTTCAGTTAGCTAATGGTGCTACTGGAAACCGTACTGTAGCTACTAAAGGTATGGCATCGTTGTTAAAAGTTGCTACAGATACTTGGTGGGTTACTGGACCAGGAGTGACCTGATATGGCTGGTAACTTAACAGCAATGATCGCCTCCATCTTTTCAGGTGGAGTAACCCCAGACCCTTACTACGAATACACCACGCTACTGCTTCCTGGCAACGGTACGAATGGCGCACAGAACAATACGTTCTTAGACGGTTCTACCAATAACTTCACCATCACCCGCAACGGCAACACGACACAGGGTACGTTTAGCCCGTTCTCACAGACTGGGTGGGGGAATTTATTCGTTAGCGCAAGCAGTCAATACCTTAGTTTATCTTCTAGCTCTTTTGCGGTTGGTACAGGAGCTTTTACTATTGAAGGATGGGTATATCTAAATTCATATACCTACGGCAGCGTCTTTTCGACTTGGAATGCTGCAAATACTGGGGTCGGTATGATGCTTGGGTTTGATAACACAGGCAAAATTCAGTTTTCAATAGGAAATGCTTCAGGGTCTGCTGACACCACTATTGTTACAGCAAGTTCTATATCACTAAATACTTGGGTATTTCTTCAAGCAACAAAAGCCGCCGGTTCTGGCGGTGCTATGACTATTTATATAAACGGAACTTCGTCAGCGACAACAACAACAACAAGATCCGTAGACCGATCAGCAGCAGTTATTGGAAGATACTACCAAGACGCTTCTGGCAACCAAATTAACGGTTACCTTTCAAATGTACGGGTTTCAAATACTGTTAGATCATCAACAGTGCCAACGGCTCCGTTTACAAATGACGCAAATACTTTATTGCTAACGTGCCAGTCAAACAGGTTTTTAGATGTTAGTTCAACACCAATAACCATCACCCCTAACGGCTCCCCAACCGTAGTCGCCTTCTCCCCATTCAACCCCACTGCAAGCTGGAGTGCTGCGACTTATGGTGGGAGTGGGTATTTTGATGGTAGTGGGGATTATTTGACGGTTCCTGACAATGTGGCATTGCGCTTTGGAACTGGCGACTTTGATATTGAATTTTGGTATAACGGAATAGTTGGGCCGACAAATAGCCAGTTTGTTATCAGTAAATTTACCGCTGGTTCCTTTCCTAGTCAAATGGCTTATGTGGTTGCTGTTGTAAGAAAGGACCATCCAACAAATCCGAGGGGAATTAGTGTTTATCTTGGAAGTACAAGTTTTCTTGTTGGAAGCGGAAATATACAAGATAACACTTGGTGCCACATAGCAGTAACAAGAGAGTCTGGCAGCGTAAAAGTATTCATTAACGGCACTCAAGTAGGAACTACGCAGACAATTACTAACGATATTACAAACACAAGTACGTTGTCTATTGGAGCTAGTAATGACGCTACCTCTCTTGTTACAGGTTATGTATCAAATGTTAGGATAGTGAAAGGTTCTGCCGTTTACACAGGCAACTTCACGCCACCAACCGCACCACTCACCGCCATCACCAACACATCCCTACTACTCAACTTCACCAACGCCGGTGTTTACGATGCTACCAGTAAGAATGACTTGGAGACGGTGGGGAATGCTCAGATAAGTACGACACAGAGCAAGTGGGGTGGGAGTAGTATGTACTTTGATGGGACGGGGGATTACGCTGTTACTCCAGCAAGTCCTTTGAATGCCTTTTTAACTGGAGACTTTACCTGCGAATTCTGGGTGTACTTTAACGCTTTAGCTACGAATCAAACGGTTATGGGTACGGCTTCAGGATTTCAGACAGGCGGTTATCAGTGGATACAACTTGCATCTAATACATTGACATTCAGGATGGAACTTACCTCTGGTGCAATTAATGTAGCAACAGGGGCTTTGTCAACAGGGCAGTGGTATCACATTGCAGCAACAAGATCCGGAACCACAGTGCGTGTTTTTGTTAATGGAGTGCTGGCTAATTCAACAACTACAGGTGGTTCAATTAGTGATAGCACAGGGAATAAAGTGATTGTTGGAAATAGCGTTGAATTACAAGCTACACGTTTCTTTAATGGTTATCTCCAAGACGTGAGGGTGACCAGAGGCTACGCTCGCTACACAGCCAACTTCACGCCACCAACAGCAGCGTTTCCAACTTTATAGAGGTAGACCATGCAATACTGGACAAAGAACGGGTCTATCCCAAGCACTGAAACAGATGGTACTGAAGGCTGGCAACAAGCTCCTTCGCCTCCGACAGACATTCCTAATGGTAAAGAGTTGGTATGGCTAAACTGGGAATGGCTGATACGTGACCCTAAGCCAGCAGACAGGGTAGGATGGCAGTGGAACTGGCAGCACGAAGGCAAGACTTGGGTAGAGAGTGCTTGGCAAACATCGCCTTCAGAAGTAATACCCATTACAATCCCAGAAGCTCTAACGACTGATCAGATTACCAACCTCACCACCGCACAGCTCATATAAGGCAACAATGTGTTCGGCTTCTCAGCATTCGGCGGCGCAGCACTTGGTGCGACAGGTTCTGGCGGGGCTTCGCCTACCGAGGGCTGGGGATATGGCGCTTGGGGATCGGGTACATGGGGGCTTAGTGGGCAACAAACTTATGAAGCGGCTATTACTGAATCATCAACAGGTTCAGATACGGTTGCCGCTTTATTCCAACCAAATGTCGCTGTCGCAGAAACGGCTACAGGTTCCGACAGTATTAGTGCCATATCTCAATACGCTGGGGTTATTGCTGAAACGGCCACAGGCTCAGATGTTATTAGCTCCGCAGCAACCTTTACTCCAAACATCTCTGAGTCAGCAACAGGTTCTGAAACAGTCGGCGCCGCCGCGCAATTTGGTGCATCAGTTAGCGAATCATCAACTGGCAGTGACGCAGTCAGTGCAGCGGTTTATATTGGCGCAGCTATATCAGAAACATCTACTGCGTCTGATACCGTCAGTGCGTCAGCAACCTTTGGAACGGCTATATCAGAAACAAGCTCTGGAGCCGACAGTATTAGTGCAACGCCGCAGTATGGCGCAGCCATTACTGAATCAGCATCAGGATCAGACGAAATTAGCGCTGGAGTTTCTTTCACAGCCAGCGTCTCAGAAACAGCAACAGCCACAGATACGTTTGAAGCTTTTAACGCATTCATTGCAACGATTACAGAAACGGCAACCGGATCAGACTCGGTGGTCGCTCAGACCCTATTCCCGGCAGATGTTTCAGAGTCAGCATCAGGCTCCGATCAAATCAGCGCATCGGCAAACTTTGCCGTTGTTATTGTGGAGGTGGCTACAGGATCGGATCAAGTTTCAGCCGGCTCAACGCTTTATGTATCGCTGGCAGAAACAGCCACAGCAACCGATACGGTTAGCCAACGATTCTTGTGGGAACTCATTGATGACTCACAGACCGCTAACTGGCAAAATATCAATGATTCACAAAGTGCTGGTTGGACGCAGATCAATGATTCTCAAACAGCCAATTGGACACCCATTACGACTTAAGGTGATGCTATGACGATTAATCGCACAACACTGTTGGACTTGCCTCTCCCAGTTACTGGGACAGAGTCTGGGGTTTGGGGTGACGTAGTCAATAACGGGCTATCTCAGTATATTGACATCTCGGTTGCGGGATCGTTATCACTAAGTGCAGACTCGGATACGAATCTGTCTTCCACCGAGGGTGATGCGTCAGCAACTAATATCGGCTCAACCACCGCGCAATATGCCATCCTACGGTGTACAGGGGCAAGGACAGCCACCCGGAATATCAACGCACCAGCATGGGCCATTAGCGGCGGTACGCTTACCAACTACAGCAAGATCTACATCGTTGTTAACGAAACAACGGGTAGCCAAAACATTGTCCTCCGTGCAACCAATTCAGCAACGCCAACCTATACGACAGGGGTAACGATTGTTCCCGGTGAAAGAGCGGTGTGCGCTTGGAATGGTTCTGACTTTGTCAAAGTGGGCGGTGCAGCGGGTGGTTCTACCACGCAGATTCAGTTCAATAACGCAGGCGTTTTCGGTGGGTCCGCTAACTTAACGTGGGATGGCACGAATGTTCAGATTGGTGCAACAGGTGCTCTGCGTTTAGCTGACACAGACTCTTCTAATTACGTCGCGTTTAAATCCCCCGGCACGGTTGCCTCTAACGTCACTTGGACGCTCCCCTCGGCTGACGGCTTGAACGGTCAGGCACTGACGACGAATGGCTCAGGCACTTTAGCGTTTAGCACGATCAGCACCTCCGCTGCCACGCCCACCACACTGGGGACGGTGTACGGAAAATCAGACAACGGATCACCTTATGAAACCGCGCTCGGTTATCAAGCACTCGCTGTAACGTCGGGCGGCGCAGCCAACGTAGCTGTTGGATATAGGGCCGGTTACGCAATTACAAGCGGTCAAGGAAACATTGCAATTGGTGCGGAGAGTGTTTATGCAGTGACCACCGGTTCTAACAACATCGGGATTGGCCGAAATGCCCTGCAAAACAATACTGCGTCTAATAATGTGGGCATAGGTTATAACGCTCTTACTGCCAACACCACCGGTGCAGGTAGCGTCGCTGTTGGGTATCAGGCCGGAAATGCGAATCAAACAAATTCATACTTTGTAGCAATTGGTTATCAAGCTGCTTTGAATAACAAAGCCGATGATAGTGTGTATATCGGCGCATTTGCTGGGCAGGCTAATACGACTGGGACATTTAATCATGCAGTAGGTTTTGCCGCTCTTTATCCAAACACCACGGGCAGTAATAACACAGCGTTTGGGTATGCTTCGCTTAGACTAAATACTACAGGGAGCAACAACGTAGCGGTCGGGCATCAAGCACTAAATCAGAGCACCACCGCCACCTACAACACCGCAATTGGCTACCAAGCCCTTTACACAAACACCACTGCCATAAGCAACACGGCGGTGGGGTATCAGGCAGGCTACACAAGCAATGCCACTGCTGCCCCCTCTAACGTAGGAGCAAACGTGTTCATTGGAAGTTCTGCCGGTTATTCCACAACATCCGCTATTCATAGCGTGATTATTGGCGCGGGAGCAGGGTATAACGTAAACACAGGCAGTTCCAACACGCTGGTCGGTCGGCTTGCTGGCTACAACCTGACGTCCGGCACGTTCAACACGTTTGTCGGACCGGGCGACAACAACGGTGGCAGCGGCTACCTTGTTTCCACAGGTGGCAAAAACACCATTATCGGTGCTTACTCTGGCAACCAAGGTAGCCTCGACATCCGCACGGCAAGCAACTACATCGTGCTGTCGGATGGGGATGGGAATCCGAGGTCGTTTAGTAATGGAAGTGG